CCTGAGATGTCCGATAAGTCCATTGTAAAGCGTACTGCCAACTGAATAACAAAAAACCGTGCATCGTCGTCGTGCTTCCAAAGGGCGAGTTTTACCCGTTGCGTCTTCGGGTCGAAATCCATCGGGTCTTCGTCAGGATGGACGACAAAGACGCAAGCCAAATCTTGAAGAAGCAACTCGTCTGGAATGTCATTGATGCGTCTTTCGAGTTGGTCGAACTTTGAAAAGCCTCCGACAATATCGCCTCTGTTCAGGTCTTCTTTGATTTCCTTGAATGCTTTGACGAGTCGGTCCGGTGTTAGTCCCATAGACGCCCTGCGAACGGCAAGGTCGGCAGGAATTACCCGATTAGCAGGGATGTCGCCCCAAGTCTCGAATGTCCGCCACTCGATGCCAGATGCGTCAGTGTAAATTGGTTTTAAGTTGCTCATACGCTTGCAAAGTTACCCGATTTTGCGAACCTATCCAAAAATGACCTGTGGAATGTCCAGAGGTAGTAAATAAAGCAGTCGAACAAGTGTCCGTGCATATTGGTCGGGGCAATCTTCTTCCCATCGTCTCCCCTTTGCATCATTTCGCAATCTTCGACCAGATACTTGCACGCTCGGTTAATGACAAGGTCAGGATGCTTGGATAGCATCGAATTAATCAATACGATGGTGTCTTTGCTATCGGGGTTGGATGAGAGCAGGCGTATCTGGGCGTCCGATAGTTTTAACGCCCCTTTGACCGCTTTCCAGTTCGTGACGCCTTTCATCGTGGCTGACCTATTGCGACCCGAAGCGTCACCGGTCAGGATGAGGCGAGCAGTATCGGGGTATCTGGTTCTTATTCGTTCGCATAGTTCGTACACATCCGAGTTCATTATTCGTTCTTCGCCTAATATCCTGATGCGGTTTCGTGACGGGTCGTGCTGGGCATAAATGCAGGTCATTGGACTAACATTGAAGTCCATTGATACATAGATAGGCAAATCGGGTCTTTCCTGAATATCCGCCACATGCTTCTTGTGTTCGAAGCAATACGCCCAGACGGTTTCTTGCTTGGTGACGAGCATGCCCAACACCTCACGCTTGAATGAGTTCGGGTCTAATGTTCGCTCTAACTGCTCGATGTAGCCGGGTCTTAAATTGTGTTGGTTCGCATACGACTCGGCTCGGATTAGTTTAATCCGTCCGTTGCTGGTCTTGGCTTGGCTTTCCAATTCCCGATAATAGGCGACATTGTCGGGCGGAGTCGTGGCGGTCTTGATGCGGTGTCTTAGTCCTAACTTCTTGAAAGTCGTCCCTCTCGTCCTTGCTCTGCACTTGTCCAACGCTTCTTGAAAGTTCCGCACATCTCGGGTTTCGTCAATGCTGATGGTGTCCCATTCTGAGCCGTTCACGACATTGTAGTTATCGAGGTGGGTTAGGACAACATAAGACCCCCAGCGGAATGTAATTACTTTGTCTGAGGATATGCCGGAATATGGTTTTACGCCAGACATTCGCTTGTTTACCACATAGTCCACGCCCTCACGAAGTCCCCATTCTTCCCAAGCCTCCTGAACTTTCTTGAATGTTGCCGTCTTCATCATTGCGAATGTTGGCGAACATATCAAATGCTTTGAGTTTGGTACGGACAGGTCTGGAATCAAATCGACCGCCAGCCAGTAAGTCTTGCCCACTCCAACGCCCGTCAGCATGTGTATCTCCTCCGCTTCGAGGTGGTGGCTGGAGTAGTATGCTATCTGCTGTGCTTCGTTCAGTTCGGGCATTATTCCTCCGATGCTTTGCGAATGGCTTCGGGTGAAATATGCAGGTTGATTTGAGGCGGTTGGTAGTCTTTTTGTTCCGTGTCAGCCTCAACCTGCTTCCCGTACTTTTTCGGAGCGAGTCTTTCCATTAGCCACATTCGAGTTTCGACACGCAATTTTGAACGACTCGTAAATTCCCGATTTTCGATTCGATTGCCGTTGGGAGATATTATTTCGTCTTGGCTCGAATCGTCTGAAATTATAAGCACATTGTCTCCCATGAAATCCGCTTGAAGTGCCTTTGCCCGTGCGTATTGTAAGGAAAACTCTGGCTTGTCGTCAATCCAATCCATTATTGTTGATGGGTCAGGAAACCAATCTAACTCCCGATGAAGCCTATGCAGACCTTTTTCGGACTGCCCAATTTCGGTACAAATCCGCTTTGCAAGTTCTGGGGTATAAATAGTCGGTCTGCCTCCTGCGTGCTTTGGTTTTGCCTCTGTTTCGGTCTCGGCTTGACCTATTGGCTTTTTCGTTTTTGCCATAGTTCAGTTGTGCTAACTATGCAAATATACGAAAAAAACAAACCCAGTCGGGGAGACTGGGTGTTGTTACTCTAAACTCTTGAAAAAAAATGGTAGAATCAAAAAACCTATGTGTGACAATTTATATTATTTTTTATCCAAATCAAAATAATAATCCGATTCTTCCTGCTTGTACCATGCCCCAGTGCAGGCGTCAATGATTAAACTTGGCAATCCGAAAAAGTTTACATACGGCACGAAACACATCCCGATATTCCCGATAAGGTAGCCGGGTCGGATTTGGCGGTTAGTTTTGATTTGAGCGTTTTCGTATCCCTCAGCCTTGACTACAATAGTGTTGCGTTTTTTTACGGGTACTTCCGCAACGCATGAACCTTCTCCGACTTTGTTGCCGTTCACATAGACTTTGGCGTGGTCAGGTTTGACATTGATAGTTACTTCCTGCTTCATGCTTGAAGTAATTGTGGCACAACTCGTAAGCGTTGCCAGAGCGATGATTAAAAGTGTTTTTTTCATAATATTTTTTATGCTTTTAACGGACTTGATGAAACTTTGTTACAGATGAATTTATTTTATGCCTGAAATATTTTCATTCGTTATATTTCATATGAATATACATTTATTTGTTGCTATTTAGTTGATATTCAGGAATTTCGCTAAATATGAATTTTTTCGTGTAGTAGGTTGTAGGGGGTTGTAGTAAGTTGAAAATATCCTCAACTTACTACGCTTTTGAAAATAAACTCAAACTATAACTAACTGATTATAAATAATATATATATTAATAATTATATATATATTTATTATTGTAGTAGGATAGTAGGTTATTTTTGCATTTTTAACATTTTTTAAAAAAAATTTCTTCAATTCGATTCTGAAAATTAATTTTGAAAAATAGTTTAAACCATAAAAACTACTCCATCAACCTACTACACTTTGCGTAACTTATTGAAAAATAAATCGTTTAGTGTAGTAAGATAAAAAAAACTTCAACTTACTACAACTATGACCAACCCCATCCTTTCGGAAAGTAAAATTCAGCAGGTCGCCATCATGGAAATTTGGAACAAATTGCCCCAAACTCGGCTTTGTTTGTTCCACATCCCGAACGGAATGTTCTCAAATGCCCGAGAAGGGGCAAAATTTAAGGCACAGGGCGTTATCTCTGGCGTTCCCGACCTTGTATTCGTCTGGAACGGGAAAACGCATTACATCGAAGTTAAATGCGAAAAAGGCAAATTGAGCGAAAATCAAAAAGCCCTGCACCAAAAATGGATGGAGCAGGGCGTTTCGGTAAATGTTATGAGAAGTAGTGAAGAAATTATTCGTTTTGTGACAGAACTGGTCTCACAAGGTAGGTCGTCCGAGGCTGAGAATTGCGTCTCTCAATAATTTTCAAAAATTTTAAGCGATTTAATGCCTTGCCCAAAACAACATTTGAAATCCTCAACTGCGTTTTGGATTGCAAAAATGTTGATATGTCCGATGCAGTCATTGTAATTCCGTTCGGGTCTTCCGGCTCGCACACCTCGTAATATTTGGATAAAAGTTCCTCATTCACATCTGGGGCAGTGTTGTTCGAGGAAATCAGTTGAAGCATTTCATTTTCGTATGAATTTAGAAATGGCGATTCTCCACCGCTCGTATATCTGTGATATGCCTCGATTAACGCATCGGTCTTGTCAATGGCATAATAGGTCTCGAGGTCAATCGAACTGGCATGAATCGGCACAATACGCCTGTTACTCGAATCTGTTATGATGTCCGTATCGTTTGAAGTACCGCAAAGCATGGCAAGGCGTTTTATATCTTCGTGGTCTTTGCCGTATGCCCGTCTAATCGTTGATGATGTCTGCCCTGACTTGGCTTTCATGTATTTGTAATTCGTGGCAAGTTTACCGCCCCATTCGTCATCGCATACAATCCACTTCATGCTGAGCAGAATGTCATCGTCCTTGCCACCAGACAAATCGGAGACGGCAAAGTAATTGGATAGTTCTTTTGGCAGTAGTTTTTTCCAAAATTGAGTTTTACCCGTTCCGATTTTTTCCCCGTAAATGATGGGAATGAGTGGTGGCGTTTCATCGCCCAACGCACCGGCAATCAAACCCAAGTAAAACTTAGTCAGGAAGACTTCGATATAATCGTACATAACCTCACCATTGGGCAGATGTCCATTATATCCTGTTATTGTGTCTGCCATCGACTTAATTACACCAACAGGTTGTCTGTGTTCGTTGGCTCTTAAAAATTCAATAAGGGGGTTGTATGATGGTATTTCGTGCGACCTGAGGTAAGTTGATAATAGTTGTTGAGGTATTTTGGGTTCAATTTTTTTCAATGCGATATACATTGAGTTTTCCTCCGTTTCGGTAAATACCTCCCCATTGTTCTCCAACCGATTTGTTATGAGGTTGCGTTGTAACTTATAGTTTGAGTTTATAAAAATCTCAATGGTATCAATCTGGGAAAAATTCTTATCGGTATTGATTGTTGAGGTATTTTCAAACGCCCGATTGACAAGTTCCGTTGCCTCGTTTATGTCCATGCCATCGAGTTCGGTCATGACCCTAATGACTGATTCTTTTGGTCTGCCTTGTTTCTTGGCGTGATAAACGGCTTGCAGTGTTCGCTTGGTTCGGGGCGATGTTATATTAATTCCTGCTTCCTTGCAGTAATACATGAAAGTCCCCAACCTAATTCCTTGCCCACCCGATTTGAGAAATGCCGTATAGTGCTTATCGCAGTTTTTGACATCGTATTTTTCATTGAACTGACTGACCAAGTGGAAGTAGTTGCGTCCATCTTCCCCGAAATAATCGCATAGGGCAAACCCGATATTCCGCCAAAGGTAATATTGACCCTGAGTCAGGTCTATTCTATTTGAAACGATTTGGTCAATAATGTATTCGAAATCGGATGAGGCGACAAAGTCAGGATGAGTCAGTTTTGGCTGTTCCTTTTTGGGAATGTATTTTTTAAAGATTTGAGACCGGTTGTTGAAGAAAAGTCCGGGGTCATAGGAAACGAATCTTGTCCTGCTTACATCCTTGCAGGAACGGTCTATTCCGATTTGATATTGCTGTGAATAATACTTTTCCAAGCCTTCAAATGCGTCCAGATGCTTTGCCGGGTCAATTTTGACAATAACGGCAAGACCATTCCCTCTAATTGATTTGAAGCAGGCGTAGGTGTACGGGTCTGACCATAATTTATTTGCCACATCGAGCATATTAACTGGCTCGATATTATCGATGTCAATGCAGATGAATCCTGAGTGGGCGATAAGTCCGTTGGCATTTCGCTCTTTGAATTGACCCGAAACGGTTACAAGTGGAACGGTCTTTTTAAGTTCGGCATCTTGAGTCTCCCGAATCTTTTCGACTGGCTCTTTCCAAGTTCCGTTTTTGACATCTGCAATAAACTGGTCAATCAGCGTGGTGGCGGTTGACTTGGTGTCGTTAATGTTGCGGTAAATTGATATTGTCATCGTTTGTATTTTTGTTGAAGTTGAAGTTGAATATCTACCCATCCTTTTTTGTACTTTTTGAATTTGGCAAATTCATAAAGTTCCTCTTTGGTCATTTCGGTATATTTTTTTCGCAAATGCTCAGGTACTTTCGGTTTTTGCAATTCGGCAAATTCGGCAAAAACCGGCGCAATTACCTTCTGCTCTTTTTGGTGTCCGCATTCTGGACAAATGTTAGTCGATACAGGCATCATGGCTTCGCATGACTCGCATAAACGAACGGGAAAGGCATTTTGTTTGTCGGTTTTCTTCTTTTTTTGTGTCAGACTCCATTCGTGTTCGGTATCGTACCATCCGTGACGCATAACATTATCTCCATGGTCAATCACAACAAGGTCTGTTTTATTCGGGGCAGGTCTAAGTCCCCTGCCGACCATTTGCAGATATAGTGTTAAGGATTGGGTTGCTCGATTCAAAATTACGCAGGATATGTGAGGCATATCGAACCCTTCGGTAAATAACCCAACATTTGATACACCCTGAATAATGCCCGATTTGAGTTTGGCAATCGTTATATCTCGCATGTGTTGGGGCGTCTCGCCATCGAGGTGTTCGCAGGCGATGTTTGCGTTTTGGAACGCCTGAGCCGTATTTTTGGAATGCTCGACATTGACACAAAAAACAATGAATGGGCGGTCTTTGGCAAACTTCAAGTAATTATTAACCACACCAGCGTAAAGCGTACTTTTATTGAACTTGGAATAAAGTTGAGCGGAATTAAAGTCACCACCAACTGAACCGACACCATCAAGGTCAATGTGTTCCTTATTGGCAAATTTCCGGACGGGGCAGAGGAAGTTGAGCGAAGTCAGTAAATTAATCGAAATCGGATTGACAATATCCTGAAAAATATCGCCCAGAGGCTTTCCGTCTAACCTGGATGGCGTGGCTGTCATTCCAACAACAAAGGCGTTGGGGAATTGGTCTAATATCGTTCTGTAACTATTTGCCATTGCCAGATGACATTCATCTATGAATATAATATCGGGCGGACAAATGCTATGCAGTCTATTTCTAAGCGTTTGAACTGATGCGACATTCAGGTTTAAATTAGGCTTGGTGTTGCTACCTTGAATTAATCCCGGTGCAAGCCCAAACGATTCAAGTCGTTCAATTGCCTGAGTGAGCAGTTCTTTTCGGTGTGCAAGGAATAGGATTGATTTGCCTCTTTGCATTGCTGACTGAACCATACTTGATACTATGGTCGTCTTTCCTCCACCAGTCGGAACGCACAAAATTGACCGCTTATGCTTGGAAATACTTGTCCTGAGCAGGTCAATGGCTTGGTTTTGATATGGTCTGAGTGTCTGCATAATTAAAAACCCCCGAAGCAAGTGCTGGCAGACGCTTACTTCAAGGGGTTCTGTTTCCTTTACGGAAATATTTTGAATCCTCTGCCAGAAGGATAGTTTTACAAATGTAACAATAAGACGGATATTTTCGTAAAAGGTTGCATGCAAAAGAAAAAATTTATCGAAATGATTGAAACATTGGAACAGCACGAACCCGCCATAATCGGCTTAAACTACGACTCAAACCTCAACGAGCAAAAGAGTGGAACCAGCAGAACCCTGAACG